AAAGACCACGCAAGCATATTGAATCTGGTGCGTATAAGTTTAATGTCGTCTTCTGTAATAGTCATGACGACAATATACCACTTCAGATCGTTTTGTTATAGTTATATTTTAACGACTCCTAAGTGCCATAAGAAGCTGCTCGAAGATATACACCTGGCCCGGATTCTTTTGTCGGTAGGCGGAGAGGCCTCCATAGGGTACCTGACCATAGCCTCCTGAACCGTATCCATAGACGGACCAGAATTCCTGCACGTCTGCCACAACCACCGAATCCTCTCGCAGACAATCCAGCTCACCCAGAGTCTGGTCTAAAACAGTGATGAACTCGGCCAGCTCATTACGGATATCCCAGACAATCAGCAGGACATCTGAAATCAGGGCCGCATCTTCGCGGCTCACATGCAGCTGGGCAAAGAGTTGATCCAGGACGTGGATGGCGTCGGCAAACTCACCGATCTCGGTGATCATGATACTCAGGGTATCCATGATCAGAACTGTGTCCTCCACGGCCAGCTCTTTCAGGAGGTAATAGAGATTTTCGGCCACGATCCGGACAAGGTTGATGGAACTGTTCTTGGCAGAACCAAAAATCCGATCCATGGCCCGCATGACCATGGGTACCTTGTTCATGCGGTTGAACTTGGCAGACACCTCCAGCACGTCTTCCTTTTCCAGATCGAACTGGTCCAGGTAGGCCATGAAGGTGTAAAAGCTCGATGGCCAGGCATCGGTCATCAGATAAAAATCGGCCACGGCTCCTGCCATGGTTGCACTCCGGATCAGGTCAAAATTGAATCCGTCTTTTCTTACCTTGAGTCCGAACTTGGCAACGGAACCACTGGATTCCTTGGTGACAGAGTCCATGTATCCGGAGGTGTCGGTTTCACTTGCGATCCAGTCTCGTTTAAAAAAGAGTTGAATCCGGTTTGAAATATCTCTCAGTGGCTGTCTGGCAACCGAGATGGAGCGGAGCTGGAGATTGTCCTGGGTGAGCTGACGGGCAACTGGTTTGGTCTCCGGATGGCCTTCCCGAAGCGCCATCTTGAGCTTGCCTCCCGAGGTGAAAAACCGGGAATGGGTCTGCAGGCAGATCTTTTTGATTGCCTCGCGAACGGTCAGCGTCGCATCGACCAGGCCATCCAGGGTGTAACCCAGGCTGGTATATTTTAGGGAGATGGCCGCGAAAGAGTCTTCGTCAAAATCGGTTGCTGTAACCTCGGCTCTGGTGGTGAGCAGATGCCTAATGCCCTGATCGGGCCTGGTACGATCGGCCATGCTTATCACCTCTGCTGTCACCTTCTCTGAGTAGACAACCTCGGTGGGCACATACTCGATATCGAAAAACGCATGGAGGATAAAGACGGACTTGGCCTCTCCCACTCCGGCATCATAATAGGTGACCCGGATCTCCCGACCCGTGAACCAAGCCCAGTTGAAGTTGACCTGTTTGGTCAGATCAAAGAGGTTGACCACGGTTCGGGACGGGTTCTCCTGGGTTTTAACGGTCACCCCCCGGTTATCTGTGGTCAGGTCGTTTACATCGTCCGGGGCCTTGAGTCCGGTGCCGTCCTGAAGAACATTACCTCCGGAAGCATTTGAGGTGACACCTGTGACAATCGGTGCTATTGCCCCGACCAGGGTGGTCTCCAGAGTGACTTCCAGAAATGTTACATTCCCACCAACAGTGCCAGACTTGCCCAGGGTGAAACTCACAGAGCTCACGGCAGGTGATATGTTGAACCATTGGTCAACCGTCATATCTGCTGCAATCCAGGTCGGGTCAGTACCAGGTATATTCAGGGTTACGGTACCGGCTCCTGCTGTCCTGAATCGTACATGCAGTCTCTGGGATATGATCCCGCTCTGCCCAGCATAATAAAAGGTCACAACTTTGCTGGTGGACAGATTCGTGTAAACAACCGATGGCAGGCCGGTGGTGCTGCCGTCGGTTATTATAGCCCCCTGCACAGTCGAATCATGCACATGGGTGGGATCAATTGTCTGTACAGCCGGATCAGTAAAAGGATGGGCATGTTCTCCTCCGATCTCGTGACTATGGCCGTGATCCACATCCACATCGGCGTCGATCTCGATCTCGTCTGCCGGGTTGGGTCTGGACAATCTGCCCAACACCCCAATACCCGAAACCCAGACCTCCGCATAGTCTGAGAGAAAGTTACCGGATTCCCAGTGCTCCACGGCCAGATAGGCACGGAGGATCTCTCCCCGGTTGCGGTTGACAGTGTCCTGGATCAGGGCCAGTGTGTTGTTGCCCGGCTTGATCACGGCAGCAGTGGCCAGGTCGGCAGCGTCAAAGGCGTTTGCCGGTTGCAAGGCTGAATTACCGGATGCCACTCCGTCAAACTGCATGGCCAGGAAACGGGTGGCCTCGGCGTATTTTTTTACCCAGGGCTTTTCATTGAAAATGATCCTGGCCGGGTCAAGATCCGGACGAACACTATAGGTCTCTGCCGGTGCCGGATAGCCCTCGATTTTCACATTGTTGATTGCTGTTACCGGCCCGGCGCACAACAAAAAGGTGTGGTCGGTAATCACCTGGACAATCTGGCGTTTGTCCAGGTGCTCGGTGGCCTCGGAGAGGTAGCCGCGCTGCAGAACTGCCAGGCTGTTTGCTGTCCGGCCACTGTAGCGGATTTTTTCTTCATCGATCTGTACGGTGCCGGAAGCAGGAAAAAGAAGCTCATCGAGATCCTCATAGACAGGGATCGTCATGGTGTCTGACAAAATTGACGCCTTGAGGCTGAGTGTCAAAGCGGCTTTGGCCTGCAAGGTTGGAATCTGGCCGGTACTCCCGAAGGCCTGGGGGATACCCTTGCCGATATCGCTATCTGCAGCATAGGGCCAGGCCTCTTTGGTAAGGAGATCGCCGATCGGCTGATCGTAACGAATGGACAAAGAGACCAGGTCCAGGTTAAGCAGCCTGGAGGCCTCGTCAAATTCGATAGGGTCCTGAACCACAAAACGATCGACCAGGGCCGCGTCGGATTCGGCCAGCCCTGCAAACCACTGATAGAGTTCCACCTCCACGTTCTCAGGATATTCGGCAAGAAAATAGTCAGAAAAGGGGGGCTTCCCTCCGTTCCAGAGGGTGATACTCATCTGCCGGATCTCGCCGCTATCCACGGCCTGAACATCGCCGACCGTATCCTGCAGCTCTCCCCACCCTTCCACCAGAGGGAGGTACTCATGGCTCAAACCATCGGCAACGCCCAGGGGCTGATCCGAGAGATACACCGGCCCGGCATCGGGAAAGTTGAAGATCATCAGCTGACGGGGACGCCTGAAAGAAGCATCTTTGGCAGCGATAAAGGCAGGGCTAAGGTCAAATCTCATCCCACCACCTCCAGGAGCAGTTCTCCGGAAAAGCGCTGATAGGAGATCTGGGGAAAATCAATCCTGGTGGTGAGGCACTTGACGGTATTTGGATTTCCTTCTTCGTCATAGTAGGTGAATTCATGTTCCGCCCCGTTGCAGATATGGTCATGCCAGTACATCAGACCATTGTAGTCGGCCAGGGGCAGGCCCTTGAAGACGATGGGAAACTGACGGATGGTCACCCCCAGTTCTTCCACCTGCAGGGTGCCGCCACCAGTACGGTCAACTACTTGTGATTTTTCCACGGGCTTGGATACCGGGTACTGGATGCCTTTGGAAAACTGGAGAACGTTTGCGCCAAGCTCAAATCTGATTGCCGCCATCAGGATCGTGCCTCCAGCCGATTTTGTTCGCTGATGATGGAATTCACATCGGAACGGGACATCTTCTGATTGATGTTGATGGTGGTGGAGCTGTTATAGCTGGCCTGTTCACTGGCTACTTGTGCAGCAGACTTGGAGGAATCTGTGTTTTCATACGGAACCGAACTACTGCCAGCAGATCCGGCAGAGGAGGCAACCGCTGCCAGTTGCTGAAAGCGGCCTATCAGTCGATCGATGGTGGATTCGATACCCGAACCATCCAGGGCTGCGTACACGGTAAATGCCGTACCGTCCAGACCGTCTATCTTGATTCCGTATTGATCAAGCTGTTCCATGCCTGCCTGGGTGGTGGCCAGCATCTCATCCACCAGGGTGCGGGACTGGGCCTGCAGGTTATCCATGGCAAGACCGGCATCTGTTTCCTGTTTCTCCCAGGCCTGGGCCGAGAGTTGACCGAGCTGGTCATACAACCATTCTTCCACGACCAGGGTCTCGGCCCCGGCCTCTTTCCACTTGGCCGCTTTTTTCACCAGCTCTGTGGCCTCGGCAGAGAAATAGGACTCTGCCCCCTGGCCTAATTCTTTGTACATTTCTTTTGCTGTTGCTGCGGTGTTGGCTTCGTCTTTTTTGTTGAGGGCCAGGAGCTTTTCTTGTTCCTTGGCAAGGTCGGTAGTTGCCTGTTTTTGACCTTGTAAATTTTTCAGAACATTATTGGCTGTCGGTTCTCCTTTTTTCCAAAGAGAAAGCATCGTGTCCCAGGTCTCTTTCATATGTTTCAGGCCGATGTCTGCGGCTATCTCAGCGTTCTCTGAGACGGCTTCAAGACCGTCGGCAATTGGTTTGAAAAGTCTGCCGGCAAGAGGTATTCTTGCCATTAAACCAGTTAACTTGGACTCGAATTTTCCAACCAGGCCAATGCTTCCATTTATAGCGACTCCAATACCGGTAAATAGTCCTTCAACCCCCATGGCAATCGTCAAGATTCCATTGCCGATAACCACTGTTGCGTCTGTCCATCTGGCTTTCCAGCGTTCCAGCTTGTCTGCAGCTGTATCCGTCTGGTTGCCCATCTTGTCCATCAACTCACCGCCTGCGGTAAGGGTGGCATTCATGAAGGCCTGCTTTTTCTCGGTGTCTGTGAGCTGGCTGACGATCTTACCCAGGGACTTGGCATAGGTTTCATTGGCCTTTTCCACGTCAACGATGATGCCCAGATTATCAAGGATCATCTTTGACTGACGGCCTACCGCCAGGGTGATATCTTCAAAGGCCTTGACCGTGGTCTGGCCTGTCATCTTGGCCGTTGCCCTGGCGATCTTCATGAGCTCGGTCACTTTGTCCGGAGCAATACCCATCATCATGGCCGTGCCAGCGTTACGGATAAGAGTCATAGTGTCGATGGTCTGTCCGGAAGCCTCTTTGAGGGCAGCAATAATGACCTTGGAATTGGTCCCATAGCTGGCTGCCAGGTTTGCAAAAGCAATCTCTTCCTGTTTTGCCTTAGCGGCTAAATTGGCCATATCCCAGGCCTCACGCATGGCCATGATGGCGGCTACGATCCCGACCCAGGCACCTTTTAATTGTTCCCAAGCTCCCTGAATTCCGCCAGCCGCACTGGTGCCTGCCTGTTCCACTTTCTTAAATGACTGTTCAGCGTCACTTGAAAACTGTTTGATGCGGAGTGTTCCCTTGTCATCCACGTACAGTTCTATGGCTACTTTGGCGTTGGTCATGGTTTGAAAGAACGGTTTGCGGTTTGGGGTGTGCGGTATGCGGTAATGATCTTTTCCGCATACCGCATGCCGCAAACCTCACTCCTTGTCTTTTTCCTTTTGTTGTTTTTTTATTTCCCGGTGGATGGCCACCAGGTTACGGCGCATCATTCGATGTTTAAAAACCGGAATTTCAAGGTCGTTAAAAGCTGTTTTAAAACTGGTATGAACAAGCTCCCCCCAGGGGCAGACTCGATCATATAAAACCAGGAGCATTTTGGTATCAACGTCCCATGTGTTTACCTGGCAAGTATCACAATCTGGCTCTATCTCATCTTTTTCCAGGTTGTCTGCACACTGGCGGCAGTTAATGCCCGGATAGTCCAGGCAGAAGCCAACCGCCTCTATGGCTTTTTTTCGGCCTCTTCCTCCCGCTCTGCGTTAAAGCGCTCAATGTCCAGGCACACCCGGTTAATCCAGGTTGAAAAGGCAGGGGAAAACTGCATGAGCAGGAGTTTTGCCTTGGCATCACAACCGATCTCACCCTTATGGCGGCTGAGTTTTTTCCAGTCTTTGAGAAGGACCAGACGGCGCAGATCCTTGACCGTCAGTCCCTGCCAGTCAACGATCACCCAGTCCAGAAAGAGCTGTAGATATTTTTCTGTGTTTAAGACCTGGCGTTTTTGCATGGTGGCCAGGTCCCATTGCGGTTCGGTGGCGGCTTCGATGAACTCAGCCTGCTTTCTCCCCAGGGGCCTGGTGAGGACTTTGAAGGTGCCTGAGCCAGGATAAGCCACCCACATGGGCAGCTGCTCTTCGTGGGTGTCGATGATTTCATCTAATTTCAATGGTGATTCCATGGTGGTGTTTTTCATGTTCGTTGCTCTGTGTGGGAGCGGTTTCAACCGCGAAAAATTTCCCAGATCTAGTCCAGGTTTTAGGCTTTGGGCCACCCTCTGTTCGCGGTTGAAACCGCTCCTACAAGTTATGCCAGGGGATCGGTGGTTCTGGTGTTTATGACATCGATCTGCATGGGCTCCACGAGGTTGGTCATTCCTGCAGGGGCAACATCCGCACCCAGGATATTGCACTGCATGGAGAAGGGGATCTTGCCAGGCCCAGACATTGCAGCCTCCGGATCTGCGATTTTCAAGTGAGACAGGAGGATGCGAAACATATAGTTTTGTCCGGTCTCGATCTCCTTGCCGGTGAAGGTGATATCCATCTTCTTGGAGGTGTAGGCTTCCCAGTCATCAAAAAAGGCGTTGTTTGCCGTGTTGTATCGGGGGAATTTGAGGTTCAGGGTAGCGGTGGGAAAACCGTTGTCTGCCGGTTCGTCCACTCCGTCCTGGCCTCCGGTGGCCTCGGCATCCATGGGCCGGTTAAAGGTCAACTCAAAGGATGATGGGAATATCTGATCACCAGCGGCGAGAGCAATATCGGCCTGATCATTCATACGAAAGACCGAATTCTTGTTCATGAGGATGCGGTTCTTTTTATCCGGCATCGTGACAGTTGCCATGGTAGTAGCAGTGTTGGTGGCGGATGCCCTGTCCAGTTTGTCACCAATGATATCCAGACTGATCTTGAGTGGCTTGTTCGTTTCACCCGAGATCTTGAAACCGTGCAGCTTAACCGAGGGGAACTCCCAGATCACATTGGCCAGCTTCTTCATGGCCAGGGTGGCAAACAAAGTGTCAATTTTTGAGGCCAGCTTGTAACAGTTGGAATAGGCTGTGGTGGTATCGATCTGGCTGGGAACACCTGCTATACCCATGATCAGGGCCAGGGCTGTGTCAAAGCCTTCATAACGCATATAGGCCTCCTGATTGCCGGAGACGTTCATCATTCCTGGGTCGGCCTCGTTGATCCAGGCCTGGCCCGCAGAATCATCAAGCTCTGAATCCACACTTACTTTTATCCCGTCAGAAAGGATCAGCAGACCGTCATCTGGGCCACATTCCACCGGCGTATGCCAAGCAGCAGCCTTTTTCAATGCACAGATAAATTCTCTGCCTGTTATTTCACCAGCCATTGTTTTCTCCTATAAAGTGTCAAATCGTGTGTATTGCATGGTGACCGGCACCATCAGGATTGCCAGGTTGTCGTTGCCCAGGATCTCTGATCCTCCCTGGGATGATGGCAAGGCCGATTCGACCAGCCCGCCCAGGTCATTATTACGCAGGGTGGCGATGACATCCGTTGCCACATCCAGCACCCCTTTCTTGTTTCCGTCCCCCATGACTCCTGCCTCTGGTTTGAAAAGCTGGACATAGACCGCAAAGGTGATGGAAAGCGACTCCTCATCCTGATCTGAAGACAGGGTGGCAAAGCCGGTGGCACCATCCTTGATGCCAATGGCCGGATATCCGCCCGAGTTTCGGATCAGGCGGATATCCTCGGTCACATAAATATCCCGGTCCTTGATGTAACTCAGTGCTGCCTGCAGATCTGTCTTGGATGCAAGGATCAATTCTTTCATGGTTTAAAACCCTTTCAAGGTATCCCTGGAAAAGATGCGATCGGAAGAACTGACCTCGGCATTATCCGCTTCTCCAGCGTCCGGATCTTCGGCACCCAGGCTGATATCACCCTTTACAACCTTCTCCAGGAAGCGGATCACATTGTTGTATCTGGACTGCCAGTGATCAGGTGGACCTTGGCGCCTGGCGTAGAGGTTGTATATGGCAACATCGACTGCCTGTTTGTTGATGATGGTTGGTATCGGAGAGAGTGGCAGCGCATAACGCTCCCCCAGGTAGCCGTCGATCTCCACGTCTGCTGCCTCAAGGGCATTATCTGTGACCGTGGTATCGATGATGCCGTTTCCGGCATCATCGGTGAGCTGGATCAGGAGATCTTCCGGCAGCTGCTTTTTCAGATCATCCAGGGTGGCATACATGCAATTTTTCTCCTAAAAATTGAGGTGTGCGGTTTGCGGTTTTAGGTGTGCGGGAAAAGATTAAGGACCGCAAACCGCATAGCGCGTAGCTCACACCGTTTTTTATACCGTTTGTTTTTGGTACCGGTCCCAGGCGTTATCACGTTCCTTGGCCGAGATCTTTCCTTTCAGGATCGCTTCCAGTGCTGGTATTTGTGGTTTGTTGTCGCCAGTCCATAGGGTGGCGTTCATCGGGTCGAGTTTGCTTATGGCCGCGATAATTGTTTCCTCGGTGATTTCTGTTGGTGCCTGTTGCTCCGGGATGGAGAGCACTCCTTTTTTTAAGAGGGGCTCGGCAAGATCTTTATCCATGGTCACGGGTTTTCCCGGCATGTATTTTTTCCTCTTATGAATGAGGGGGAATTCGACTGTGTATTCTGGCATTGGTTGCTCTCGGTTATGGGCTTGTGGGTGAAGTAGCCAAGGTCTGTTCCTGTTATGCTACGGCGTCCTGGATGAAGTAGCCGAGGTCTGCTGCGCAGATTACCTCTTTTACTGATTCACCGGCTCTGACTCGTTGGCCGCCGCGCAGGCCGATATCCTTATCCGGAATGGTGCCGGAGATACGGCTGCCGAACTGGGCGGTGACGCCGAAGGTTACCCCGTTGCGGGTGTCTGCGGTTTTGTCCCGGTAGGTCAGGGCAATATGCTTGCCCCAGGTACGGGAAAGGGACATGGCCTGGCCTTTGCGGGCAGTGTTCACATAGGCCTCACCCACCAGGATATCTTCCAGCTCCAGGAGATCGGCAATGTCCCGACGTCTGGCAATGCCGGAATCGCCTGAGTTGCCATGTACGGCCTTGACGATCTGCGGATGCCTGGCCAGGAATGAAAAGACTGGTCTGCCTATGGTCATGATATTGGCGCGCATAATCATGGAATCCAGGGCATCGGTGAGCACACCCAGGGGATCGGAGTTCACGAAGTCACTGAACTGATCGGTACCGGCCAGGGTCACCTTGTTATTTGCTCCGTAGGTGTTGGCGTTAAAGATTGTGCCAGCCACCCGAACCTCACGGTCAAGTTCCACCAGGTTCATGATGCCTTCTGTGGCTCGGCCCAG